AAAATCTAATCCACTACATGCAAAACAAGTGGTTTATCCCAGCCTCGCCTGTAATTAATAATGCACCAACCCGCAAAAAATCAAGCAAACTTGGCAATATGCGACCCACCGCCTTTGAAAAGCAACCGGGCATGCCCATCTCGTGCTTTTTAAATTATGTGGATGATACGATCAAGGGCATTATTGAATCGGCAACCGAATGGCGATATATGTCTGTATCGGGTGGTGGAGTAGCGGGGCATTGGTCAGATGTACGTTCGCCGTCTGAAAAAGCACCGGGCGCTATTGCCTTTATTAAATCTTTTGATGCCGATACATTCGCGTTCAGACAAGGCAAAACCCGTCGAGGTGGTTATGCCGCGTATATGGATATTAGCCATCCGCAAATCAATCATTTTATTAATATCCGCAATCCAACGGGTGGCGATCCAAACGCCAAAGCCTTGAATATTCATCATGGCGTAAATATTACAAGAAACTTCTATGATGCCGTATCTGAAGGTCGTCCATGGCAATTGATTGATCCACATACACATGAAGTAGTAGAAGAAGTCGATGCCCGCGAATTATGGCTTAGCATTTTAAAGACTCGCACCGAGACGGGCGAACCGTATATTTTCAACATTGACGTTGCCAACGAGGCGTTACCTCAGGCGCAAAAGGAAAAAGGATTGCGTGTAAATGGCAGCAATTTATGCTCAGAAATCACATTGCCAACCGCACCCGATCGGTCTGCCGTTTGCTGCTTGTCGTCTGTCAATTTGGCACTATTTGATGAATGGCATGACACGAGTATGATTGGCGATATTGTAGAGATGCTTGATAATGTAATTGAGTACTTCATTTTAAACGCACCTCCCGAACTTAAACGGGCAATTAATTCAGCAAAGGCCGAACGCGCCATTGGTATTGGTGGAACAGGCTTTGGTACGTATTTGCAGAAATATATGATTGCGTTCGACTCTGCCGTGGGTGTTGGGCAATCACATAAGATATGGTCCACAATCAAACAGCAAGCGGTAATGCGTAGTATAGAATTGGGTTCATTGCGTGGTGAAGCGCCTGATATGAAAGGTACAGGACGCCGCAACTCGCATTTACTCGCCATTGCGCCGAATAGCACAACAGCGCGCATTCTCGGAGTTTCGCCCTCGTGCGAGCCTGTCAACGCCAATATTTTTGTATCTAATACTATGCACGGCGATATTGTATACAAAAACGCCGAGCTCGAGGCTGTGCTTGAATCGTACGACAAAAACGATAAAGATACATGGGATAGCATCAAGGCTAATGGTGGCAGTGTTCAGCATTTGCCGTTTTTAAGTCATCGTCATAAGGAAGTATTCAAAACGGCAATGGAAATTGATCAAAATTGGATAATTGAGCACGCAATGGCGCGTCAAAACTATGTATGCCAAGCGCAATCAATCAATTTATTTTTCCCACCTGACGCAAGCATTGAATATATTCATACCGTGCATTGGCGAGCGCAGGGCTTAAAAAGTCTGTATTATTACAGATCAGCACAAATTAATTCTATTGGCAAAGTGCAACGTGACTTTATTACGGATCCGTCAATTACGTGCTTGAGCTGTGAAGGCTAGATGTCAATATCAATGATTGCCGCGCTCGGTTCAAACCGGGCGATCGGAGCCAATAACAAAATACCGTGGCATATACCTGAGGATTTGGCATGGTTTAAACGACACACTCTTGGCAAACCCGTTATCATGGGGCGCAAAACCTTTGAATCAATCGGGCATGCGCTGCCCGGTCGACATAATATCGTCTTGACAACTAGTGGCAATTGCTATGCTAATGCTGATACGTGTGCAACGCCCGACGATGCAATTAATAGCGTTGCAATGCAATATGGTGAAATTATGATAATTGGAGGCGCTCAGATATACGATCAATTTCTACCGCGCGCTAACCGATTGTATTTGACCTTGATCGATATTGACGTCGATGGTGACGCGGTTTTCCCAGCCTTTAATCAGCATCAATGGACAGAAACATATAGATGCGAGAATGTTGCATGCGGGCAATATAAACGACCGGCATTCACGTTTTTAATACTTGACCGTGCCAATAACGATTGAGTTAAACGATTTGACATCCTCCCCGCCCTAAAGAGCGGGGCTTTGGGCGGAAGATTGGTAAATTGACCATGACATCCACGTTGTCTAAAATCGACTGATCAAAAACTTACGGACGAATGGTAGTGTACATGCTCGATCAAACCCACTAAAATGATCCCATACGAAACAAACGAGAGACTTGAAATGTGTGAAAGCACAACGGTTGCAACAAAGCGCAAATCAATCCCAAGGCTGACTGATATGAATATTACGACGCTGCGTTTTGCCCTGCACGCTTTAACAACAACACCATTGGAATTAAGTGTTTCAATTAAAGTTGATGGCTTTGGTGCGCGTATTGGGAAAACTGCCAATGGTACGCCGTTTTTTGAAACATCAAATTCAGGGCCAATCTATTCGTCTGCTCAGTTTCGCAATAGAGCAACTGAACTATCTGATGCACCTGAACGAGCAAGTCGGGCAAACGAGTATGGCAATTTTATGGATTTCCTATTGCAATCGGAACTAATGGAAAAGATTCGCAATGGAACAAAGGTTGTCGTTGAAGTGTTATACCGCAATTTTGCAGCAAGAACGGGCACGGACATGCTAACCTTTGTCAAAACGCCATACCCCGATCATGCCATTGGTTCAGTAGCAACGGTCATCATACTTGGTGTTCTATCAACTCAAGACAATGGGCCCGTTGATGATCCGCACTATATTAACACGCTCGTGCAGGCTTCCACAGCGTCGCTACACGTGAACATGGCACCGACCCTTCAGCTACGTCCTATTTTAAATACTAACGAGATAATGGACGTTCTGCAAAGCCTATCGGGCGTTTCGGTCATCAAGGCGGATATGCGAAAAAATCTGTTTAATTTTATTGATGAGCTTGAAAATAAAATTCTTGCGTCGATGAAGTCCTTATCGTGCCTTGGCACATCGAATCACGAGGGATATGTGCTATATGATGATAGAACGGGAGTTAAATTTAAAATTGATAAACGGCAAAAGCAAAAGCGCTAGACTCGCGCTTTAAATATTAATAACAGTTTTAATTTTAAGGGGAATTGTACAAATGTCACATATTTTAACAACGATTCAAACGCATTTCGGTCCACATAATGTTGAATATGACAAAAAGGGCAAAAAGGAAATAATCACAATTAAAACAACGAAAAGCAAGCGAGCCTCAGTAGCATTGGAAGCCAAAGACCTTATTAAAAAGCATTTTCCGCACGTTGTTATTCCGGATGCAAATACAACAGGCAGTGGAGCACGGCCAAATTATGAAGACGTTGAGTTCCCGGCGTTACTTGCTGGCGAAGAGTACGTCATTAAAGCAAAACCTGGACTAAGCGAAGAAGGTGAACAGAAATTACAGGGCGCAAAAGCAACCGCAATGCAGGAATGTCTCACCGCGTATACACTAGCGCATCTTGCCGCTAATCAGTCAGATCATCGCACTATTGTTAATTCATCGCAACCAATTGTTGATACGGGCAAGGCAAAATGCTCAATTCCAATTGCTAATTGCGTTAAATATGCAGATGAAAATCCTGATTGGGGCCGGGCTTCTGTACAATTAGCCCGGGCCATTCTTGATTATTTTGGGCATAGCTTTGTGTCGAAATATGAGGTTCATCGTGATTCAAAATTTGTAAATGCGTTACAGAGCGAGTGGGTTAAAACAAAATCAAACATGAACTTTAATAAGTTCAACCCTGCTGATATTTGGCTGGTTAAACAAGGGACAGAGCAATATATTAATGATGTTGATACGTCATCTCCCGAAGCATTTAAACATTTTATAAACACAAAATACAAAGACAACGACTGGATTGGCATAAGTCTTAAAAAGCCAACAGATGGCGGCGCGCATGCTAATATTTTTAATGATGGCAAATCGGCCATGGCTGATATTGATATTGTTCGGCCTGTATCAACGCCAACATCAACAAATGCCCGCTTGATTTTTAAAATTGGCAATTCACATGATCGAAGTGCACAGGTTCGTTCATCGAGTAATGACGGATTACCGCAAATGGAAATTGAAAACGATAAGGGTTCAAAGGCGCGCCACGGTAAAATTGGGTTTGGTATATTAAATAAATTTTTAGCAGACGGCGACGGCCATGGGCACACACTCAATACCGTATCTAAAAACGCCGTATCATCAACGATACCGGAGATTGAAAGGCTTGCTAAGGTGTTCGACTTTGATGATAAAACCGCTCAAAGTTTTGCAAGGTTTGCTCATGCATGGCTCGATGGAGGCAAGGCGGAAGGCCCTGAAGCATTATTATCAAAACCAAAAGTTTTGAATAAACTAATGAGCATGCAATTGGTTGCTAATATTGCGACAGCGCCAAAGAATGTTGGTAATTCAGTATTTACAAAAATTTTACAATATGCCAGCTCGCAAACGCCGGTATCTTCAATCTTCTTAAAGGTCGCATGAATAACGCAACGACAACATATAAGGGCAACCCTAGTTTAACTAGGGCCCTTACACCTGTCGTGTTCACGCCCGAACAAGTTTTTGAACTTATTAAGTGCAAAGACGATCCGATTTATTTTATAGAAAATTACGTGAAAATAACAACGGTCGACGAAGGCTATGCACCGTTCAAAATGTATGATTACCAAAAAGACTTCACCAATATCATACATAACAAACGGTTCACTATCGGGTTAATGTCGCGTCAAATGGGGAAAAGCACAACACTTGCAGCATACATTTTACATTATATCATTTTCAATCATGATGTAACGTGTGGATTATTGGCACAGCAATTTAGCACAGCGGTTGAAATATTCTCAAAAGTGACAGATGCGTTTCAGTCATTGCCCGCGTTCATGAAACATGGCGTGATTACTTGGAACACGCGTACGATCATGCTGGATAACGGTTCAACGGCGTTTTGTGCGGCAACTAGCCCCAAAAGCCTACGCGGTCGCACTGTCAATCTGTTATTATTGGATGAATTTGCGTTCGTGAATAATGCAGAAGAATTCATGGCATCGGCTTATCCCGTTATCAGCTCGGGCAATTCAACAAAGGTCGTTATTATATCAACGCCAGCCGGCGATAATATGTTTAAGCAATTATGGTTTGACGCGTTGGAGTCCAAAAACGAATATACGCCGTTTAAGGCAACATGGCGACAACATCCAAAGCGCGATGCCGAATGGGAACGTATAACAAAAAAGAATATTGGCGAATCCGTTTTTAGGACGGAAATGGATTGCGAATTTGCAGGGTCAAGCGGAACACTAATTGGTGGCTGGATACTCGATGAGCTAAAACCCGCCGATCCAATAGCAGAAGATACATATTATTGCGAATTTGAAAAACCTGATCCGTCAAAACTTTATGTCCTTGTTGCCGACGTTGCAGAAGGTGTTGGTCGAGATGCTTCAACCGTTGTTGTATTCGATGTTACCAATATGGAGGCCCATAAGGTCGTTGCAACCTATTCAAATAATACAATAACGCCTGAAATTTTCCCGGGCACAATAGCATCAATAGGCACTCGATTTAATGAAGCGCTGGTTATTATAGAAAACAATTCCGTTGGGCGATCGGTTGGTGTTGCGGTATATGAAACGTTTGAATATGCAAATACGTTATTATCCAAAACCCATAATGGCGAAGTAACTTATATGCGAGCTGGATGCATTCCCGGGATAAGAACAACGACGACAATTAAAAAATTAGGGTGCGCAACAATGAAGCGCGCAATAGAAACAAAGCAATTGATAGTAAATGACGCTCGTATTATAAAGCAATTGGGAACTTTTATAATACAAGGCAATGGCAAATTCGGGGCAGAACGCGGCGCTAATGATGATCTTATTACACCGCTATGGCTCATGATGTATTTTTCAACGTCGGTATTTTTTAAAAATTGGCATGATGATATGATTGACGCCTAAATTAATCAAGGCGCATTTAGAATGCCTGTATATTACAAACGAGGTACAAAATGGCAACAAATTTTAATGCAACTGCTCCCGGCGTATATGCTCGAGAAATTGATTTAACTCTATTCACAAAGGCCATTGACACATCAATTGCTGCAAGCGTTGGTTTGTTTAAATGGGGTCCCGTGAATTCACCAACCTATGTTAGTACACTGAACCAATTGGAATCTGCATTTGGTAAAACGACCAATTCGCAATACCTTGATTGGATGTGCGCTGCATCATTTTTGTCTTATTCAAATACCGTATTATTAACACGGACGGGAGGCGCAAACCGTAAAAACTCAGTTGCGGCGTCACATACTGCAACAGGCCCCGTCGATGTTTCAATTGACAATGACGGCGAATTCCGTTTAATGCACTCTAACGCAACAACGGAACTTGCAAACGTTGAATTTGTTGCGGCATATCCGGGCGAAATTGGTAATAGCTTAGGCGTTGTTATTATCGACGCGGCAACATATCCGTCACTATCAACATTGAACAATGCACTGAAGCAAGTATTTCCAATTGCGCCTTCAACATCGCAATATGCTGAATCGGTTGGTGCGTCCAATGATGAAGTCCATGTCGCCGTTATTGATGTACTTGGTCGTTTTTCGGGTACAGTCGGTGGCGTTCTTGAATCATGGGAACATTTGACAAAGTCAAGCGATGGTAAAAAATTAGATGGCAGCGCTGCATATTTTGTAAACGTTATCAACGAACAGTCAAAATATGTCCGAGCTGTCGCTATTGATGAAATCGCGACCGCAACTCCGGGCACATATACCACAACAAATTTTGGCAAGCGAACCGTTGTTGATGGTGTTCCAACATCGTTTACTCCGTTTGAAGTGCTATATTCTAAAACATTAATGGGCGGCAATGACGGCGATGCACCAACCGTTTCTGAAATTTGCCAATCATGGAACCTATATGATAACCCACAAACGACAAATTCAAGCTTATTGTATATCGGCGGCGCGTGTGGTTTTGCGTTAAACGATGAAAGTAAGCTGGCATTGATTCAGCAACACGTCAACGATAATATTGCCATTAAACGCAGCGACTGCCTCTTGAGCATGGCTGTTCCGTATACGTCGGTGTATCGCAAGAATCAAAACGACGCGGTTCAGGCAATTTCAACATTTGTAAAGACAAAATTAAACAGAGGATCAAGCACGTATTCAACGATCACAAGTGGCTGGAAATGGATGATTGACCCGTTTCTCGACGTCAAGCGTGCCATACCATGTGACGCAGATGTTGCTGGTTTAATTGCGCGAACCGATGCAACCAACGATCCATGGTGGTCGCCTGCCGGTTATAATCGCGGTATCTTGACAAACGTCATTGACGTCGTGTGGAATCCAACAACCGAATCTCGTGGTATGCTTGATACATTGCGGGTTAACCCAATCGTTAGTACAAACGGCGAGGGTGTGATGCTGTTTGGTGATCGTACGTTACAGGTTCGTGAATCGGTATTCTCATATATCAACGTTCGCCGGCTGTTTAACCTGCTGAAAGTCAAAATTTCAGAAGCAGCAAAATACTCATTATTTGAGTTTAATGATCTGTTCACTCGTAACCAATTTGTCGCATTTGTTGAACCCGATTTGCGCACCATCAAATCACGTCGTGGCATTGTTGAATACTTGGTTGTGTGCGATGAAACAAATAACACTGCCGACGTCATTGATGCGGGTGAATTCAGGGCTACAATTTTCATTAAACCTGCTCGTTCAATTCAACGCGTGTTGCTATCGTTTGTGGCGGTTCGCAACTCTGTTAAATTTGATGAGGTGCTCAGTGTTGCAAATTAATAAATCGTCAGCGTTATTTTAACTTATGGGGGTTGGTGCATTTTAAGCATCAGCCCCTTTTAATTGGCGTTTCGATTGGTTGGAGTTTGATATTATGACGGCAAGCACTATTACGCAATTAGAGCAAACGGCCTTGAATGAAGTGCAAAACCACATTTCAAATAAAACAGAACTAGCTATGATCATGGCGCAAATGTGTGTTGAATCGGCCAACTTTAAGCAAATGACGGAAATTGGCTATAAACCAGCTCGGGCATACGAAGTATTTCCTAAATATTTTAAGTCGCTTGCCGAAGCTGAACTTATTTATGCGAAAGGCGGTAGCGATGCAATTTTTGATCGTGTGTATGGTGGACGAATGGGAAACACTGATCCAAAAGACGGATCGAAATATAAAGGACGTGGACCGATTGCCATTACGGGTAAATACAATTACGCACAGGCCAAGGCCGCAACGGGCATTGATTATTTGAATAAACCCGAGTTAATGGCAGATATTGAGTCTTCTATTCCAGCGGTTGTTGCATTTTGGAATTCAAACAATATTGGACCACTTGCCAAAGCTGGCAATGTGCGTGAAGTAACGAAAAAGATTAATGGCGGTTTTAATGGACTCAAAGAACGAGATCAGCAATTCAAACGATGGAAAAAAATCACCGGCGTTACGTAATGATGTCAATAACAGTTCCCCGCCAAAAATAACGGTCGGGGAACTTTTAAAGCTATCGTTGAATGTACATGAAAGTTTTAAATTTAATAATCATCTCAGGCAAGCAGAAGATCCCAACATTTTGACCGGCATTATTCCAAAAACAACAGAGGCCGGCGTCAAACAAATAATCAACCCGCTTGATAATATTAATCCAGCCAACAGCATACCACAATATAATGACGATGATGAATGTGATGTCGATTTAAAGGCTAGACGTAAAAAACGCAAACACATCAAAAACAAACGGAAAAAGCGGCGACGCGATATTTTAAAACAAAATGATCACGACGATTGTGATATTGCCGAAGACGATTGGCAGGATGTTGATATTGATATTGATGATGATGATGGACGCAAACGACGTCGGCATAGCCGCAAATCAGCAAGGCGATTACCGCGCATTGGTCGATCAATACCGGGCGGGAGACTACCTGATATTAGAACAACACCACCTGTAGATATTGATACAAAATCAAAACCTAACGATAAATTATTAAAGCGAGCGTCTCAATGGTTTGATGATATATCAAAGCGCATTTTTGATACTAGCAAGCGTTCTATATCAAAAGTCCCGTCTATATCAAAAGGCTCGGTCGTTATAGAAGGTATTGGATCTGCAATTGCGAAGAGGGCTGGCACAGCAGGGGCTGCTGGTATATTAGGCGGTCTAGGCTTTACCGCGTTAGCACCCATTATTGCGGCGGCAGGTGTTGGTACGGCGGCATTTGATGCAACAACCGCGCTTCAAAGCATGTTACCAAAAGACGCGCAAGATGCCATTTCAGAGACAATTGAACCCGTTATTGATGCAACCGTAAAATCAGCCATTGGTGCATTTGATAAAGTCGGCGAATGGTCAAATGGTACCATGTTTGAAGGTATTGGCGATTCTATCGCTGATCTTGTTGGATTAGATAAAGAACAGCTCGACACATTTAGAAAATATATTAGGTTTCAGGAAAAAGAACAGGAACTCTCAGAAAAAGCGGCAGATGCAGAAAAAATACGGGACGCATATAATCAATCACGAACGGAGGGTTTTTTTCAACGACTTATTAATATTTTTGCAGTAAACAATGATGGTGTATCGAACGGCGTTGTAGGCTCAGTCATTGGCGCAATTCCGGGTGTCAATGCTATTAAGGCTGGCATTAGCACCGCACGTATGGCTGTTGAACCTAGCAAAGATAAAACCGAATTGGTAGAAGGCGCTGTTAGTCCGGGCATTGGCGCAAAAAAAATAAGTTCCAATAGTAAAATTGACGATGGTAGAACATTGATAAAGGCCATTGCGCATCTTGATGGCGGCGCGGCCGGCTATGATTCGTGGAATAGCGGCGTAAAACCAAAAAACGGCAAGCGTGTTTCTGAATTAACCATTGCAGAAGTATTACAGCACGGCGATTATGTTGTAAATAGTAAACGTGGATCATCGGCCGCAGGTGCATATCAATTAATGGGCGAAAATGTTCGGATGATGCTGGACAAGGGCATTGTTAAGCATACTGATGTTTTTAATGCCGAAACTCAGGATAAGATGGCAATGGCACTCGTTAAGATACAGGTGCCACAAGTCTTTGAATGGTCCAAGCAAATGGAACAATTAAAAAAGCAAGGCAAGCAAAACTCACCCGAATATAAAAAATTACGGGCAAAGACCGCATCGGCATTGGCAAGAGTGTGGGCAGCTATACCAAGTCCCGCAAAAGGCGGCAAATCGCATTATAATGGAATAGCTGGTAACCGTGCAACTATTTCAATGCAAGGTTTTTACGATTTAATGGATACGCGAGTTGGCATTGGGTTAGAAAACCAGATTGATAAAACATCCGTAAATCCAGCGCAATCAAATCAGGACGCATCAAATGCAAAAACATCGCCGAACAATTCGATAGCAGCAAATGCCGTAAATACAGCGCAATCAGATTCCGTGGTAACCAATGCCCCGGCCGCTAATACCGATGTCACCGCGACAAGCGCCTCAACTAAACCGGCGGCAGTCCCGCAAATTGATAAGCAACATGCTTCAAATAAAAATCAAATTACCTCGAGCCCGGCAAATCAGACAACGCCCGTTGGTACATCAGTATTAGATAAGCATGTTGATACAAAAGAATCTGAACGCCTAGATGTATCACCAATGCATCAACCGCTCGACGTACCTAAAAGCTCACAGAACGCGCCATATCAAGCTAAACAGATAAACCCTAGTAATCCTATTGGTGACGCTGGTCGTGTTCAACCACGGCCAAATTTGGGCGATCCTGAGCAATATAAAAGATCAAGCATTGCTAAGATGTCAGGTGAACGGGTCGGACCGGTTCAACCAACGCCAACGCATGGCATTATTCAACAAACCGTATCAATGGTTGAACCATTGTTGAGTGGAACAGAAATCGGCGGACGGATAATGGCGGGTGTTGATATGATAGATCGAGCCACGAGCAAAGTTGATGAATTTAAAAATACAATGACAGCCTCGGCAATTGCCGATTCTGTTTCCAAGGTTGTATCTTCAACGGTAAAGGCTCGGGATGGGAATCGATTAGAAACGATTGTTAATGCTGGCGCAACCACGATGAGCGGAAGCGCTGTGACTGCTCGAAATACTGATTCTGTTATAACGAGGCTATTTGACGCTTATTTTTCACAAGCTGTCTAGTATTAAAGTCTTGCGTTGATTTCATGCAGTTGTTGAATGATATCAATAACTGCACGTTTCGTCGGTAGTATTAATGTCCGCTTGTCATCAACTTCTGCATGTAACTTTTCAAATTGACTGATTGGCCGCCATAACATACCCGGATCAATTAGACCTTTATTCAATAAATATGTTGTTGCATGATCAGCCTGTTCATCGGTGTTTACGTTTACATAGGTGTCGGGTGGCATTGTTGGCAAGTATTTATCAACTGTTGCCGATGCGGGTGGCCAATCATAATAATTAATCGCCTTTGAAAAGTATAATACAATCCACCAATAATCCCCCGTGCCGTATAATTCATCAGAAACGCCCTCAGGAGTTTGACCATCGCGAACATGGTATAATTGGTATCGACCAAGGTCAGATGCGCCCGTGCTTGGTTTTTTATTGTTTAGGGCTCGTATTAAAATGGAACGATCAATAGCACTAATAGTTTTGCCATTGTACTTGATTGGTGGTAATTGACTAAAATATGCCATGCTCGGTTTGTCCTTTGAGAACGTTCTTTTCAATCATCAACAATATTTAGTTTGCGAGTATATCTAAATTTAAACGTCAATCCGACGAACGGTAGTGTACAACGATTGTTGTTTGCGTTAAAATAAATTTTATGAATTAATGGAGAATTTCGACATGCCAAATCTTGACGCCATAAAGTTGTTTCAATGGATTTCTAATCAAACAAAGCGCGGGAATAAATCAGCCTGCGCGGTAAATCGAGCGGCTGATATTCTCGAAGTCGACGTTAATGAAATATATAAGGCCATTGGTAGCAATGCGGCATTCAGATATAAAACTCGGCAAAAAGCATTACCCGGCTGGTTGAAATCGGTATAGGAGCAAGATATTATGGGCGGAAACTATGTTACGACTGATGGTATCGAAGCAGATCGCATTGATATGCACAAAATCGAACGCGATCAATTAACGCTAATGCTTGGGCGTTTTGTATCAGAGGTCAACAAGCTTTATAATTTTTGGGCACCGTTGGCCATTATTAATCGCGAGATTTATAGTGGTTCGGGAAACTCGTTAATGAATTATGCTATCAGCGATGCCGATTTTAAACGAGTTAAGCCAACGGTTGGCGATTTTGATATTCTCGTCCCTCACGAACGCGCTGATGATCTTGCAAAGTTTTTAACAAAATATAAAGGCAAGACTATCGAAGGGTTTACATTAAAAGGGTTCAAGTTGACAAGCACTACATCAATCAGCATTTGGCACAATGAAGATTTCAATTTGAACATTCAGATTGATTGGGAATTGGCAGACTTTGATGAAGCAGGAAGACCGACTGAATTTGCAAAGTTTTCGCGTAGCTCGTCGTGGGACGATTTACAATTAGGCATTAAAGGCGTATTTAGCAAATACCTAATACGTGCATTAACGTCAGTGTATCTTGTGCACGGTGTTATTCCCGCGGCATCAAGTGCGTCAAAACCAAAAGTCGACCTACACCCAACGGTTGCGTTTTCGGTCGATCGTGGTTTACGCAAAAAGTATGATGTTGGTGCAGTGGATCCTACCCATGGT